CTTATTTTACGGGAAGTAGCTCAGCTTGGTAGAGCACTTGGTTTGGGACCAAGGGGTCGTAGGTTCGAATCCTGTCTTCCCGATAGTAAAATAAATTTTGGGGGCTTAGCTCAGCTGGGAGAGCGCCTGCTTTGCACGCAGGAGGTCAGCGGTTCGATCCCGCTAGTCTCCACCAATATTAATTTACAAACTACATAACGGCGGTGTAGCTCAGCTGGCTAGAGCGTACGGTTCATACCCGTGAGGTCGGGGGTTCGATCCCCTCCACCGCCACTACTATTAGTTGTATAATTATATTCAGGACCTTTAGCTCAGTTGGTTAGAGCTAACGGCTCATAACCGTTCGGTCGCAGGTTCGAGTCCTGCAAGGTCCATATAATTTTGGAGGAATACCCAAGTCCGGCTGAAGGGATCGGTCTTGAAAACCGACAGGAGCTTAACGGCTCGCGGGGGTTCGAATCCCTCTTCCTCCGTTTTAATGGTCCCGTAGTGTAGCGGTTAACACGCCTGCCTGTCACGCAGGAGATCGCGGGTTCGATTCCCTCGGGACCGCCATTTATTAAATTTTAATAGTTATTTATCTATAATTTGTGGAGGAATACCCAAGTCCGGCTGAAGGGATCGGTCTTGAAAACCGACAGGGCCTTAACGGGCCGCGGGGGTTCGAATCCCTCTTCCTCCGCCATTAATTATTAGCGCGGGATGGAGCAGTTCGGTAGCTCGTCGGGCTCATAACCCGAAGGTCGGTGGTTCAAATCCGCCTCCCGCAATATTATTGATATGGGTTTCGTGATGAAACAGTTGATATGCATATTGTTTTTTAGAACATACATGACTCAGTTTTCAAAGAGGTGTCATTACGATTTCTTATTTTGGTTCAGTAGCTCAGTTGGTAGAGCAATGGATTGAAGCTCCATGTGTCGGCAGTTCGATTCTGTCCTGAACCATACCTATAGCCGGCCTAGCTCAATTGGTAGAGCAACTGACTTGTAATCAGTAGGTTGGGGGTTCAAGTCCTCTGGCCGGCACCATTTTGGAGGGGTAGCGAAGTGGCTAAACGCGGCGGACTGTAAATCCGCTCCTTCGGGTTCGGCAGTTCGAATCTGCCCCCCTCCACCATCTTATATAGGGGCATAGTTCAACGGTAGAATAGAGGTCTCCAAAACCTTTGATGTGGGTTCGATTCCTACTGCCCCTGCCATGGCGGTTGTGGCGAAGTGGTTAACGCATCGGATTGTGGTTCCGACACTCGAGGGTTCGATTCCCTTCAACCGCCCTTTATATTAATTGGCTATAGCCAAGCGGTAAGGCAACGGACTTTGACTCCGTCATGCGCTGGTTCGAATCCAGCTAGCCCAGTTATTGGCGGCATAGCCAAGTGGTAAGGCAGAGGTCTGCAAAACCTTTATCACCGGTTCAAATCCGGTTGCCGCCTCCAGGTTATTATGCGGGAGTAGTTCAACTCTAGAACACATTCCTTCCCGGAATGAGATATAGGTGCAAATCCTATCTTCCGCTCCAATTTTAAATATGCGGGAGTAGTTCAACTCTCAGAACACATTCCTTCCCGGAATGAGATATAGGTGTAAATCCTATCTTCCGCTCCATTATTCACTTCCATTGGGAAGTTTTTTGTTTATATATTGAGCCGGTGTGGCGGAATTGGCAGACGCGCGGGACTCAAAATCCCGTTCCTTTATTGGAGTGTCGGTTCGATCCCGACCACCGGTATTATTTTATATAATTTTAGGAACTTTTAGAGTGAGAATGTTGTTAAATCAGCGTTTTCACTCTTTTTTATTTATTTAGACACATATAGACATTATTTTTTGGTCACATTGTGGTCACAAAACTATTAATTTAAGCTTAATTTTGGTCACATATTTAGTCACAAATTTTCAATCAATTTTAGTGCTTTTTTATTGTCTTGTTCGTATGTTTCTTTTAATAAATGTCCGTAATCTTTTAATGTTACATCTATAGATGAGTGGCCTAATCTTTTAGATATTATAATATATATTTAATCCCTCATGTATTAGCATAGAAGCGTGTGTATGTCTAAATGCATGACTAGTTAGATTTCTATGTATATTTAGTTTGGAACATGATTCTCTAATCGATTTATTAACTGATGAATTAGTAATTTGTTTACCATTATTTATAAATACATATCCTTCAATTGAAGAAGTATGATTTTCTATATATTTAAGTAATATTTGTATTAACGTTTTAGATACTGATACATATCTAGGTGCCGATTTATTTTTGGTACCGTTTAAAAATATTTCTAACTTAAATTCATTAATATCTTTTCTTGTTAAATTAATACAATCTGAAAATCTTCCACCAGTTTCAATCATTAATAATATCAAATGAGTAGAAGCTGAATAATATTTAGTCTTGCTTAAGTAATAATCTTTAATTTTCTTTAATTCATCTATGTTGAAAAATTTATCACTCTCTTGTTTAATAGGGGGTTTCGAAGATTCAACCTTAACATTAAATGTAAAATCTTTTGTTATTAAACCATCAAAAATAGCCGTACTAATTGCCTTAGTGATAAATTTATTTAATCTACTTAGTTGATCCTGACTTAAATTATCTTTAAAATTAGTTAAAAATAATTGATATTCATTTCTCGTTATTTTATCTAATGGTTTATCTTTAAAATAACATTCAACTTTCTCACAGTATCGACAATAATTTTTATAAGTTTTACTACTAACATATTCTTTTATGTAAATTTCTTTCCAATCATTTAAATATTTAGTAAGAGTAATCTTATTATTGGTAATTAATCCTTTCGTCAAATCATTTAATAGCTTATTTGCTGCTTGCGTAGCATCTCTTTTAGTCTTAAATGACGTTTTTCTATAACGTTTACCTTCAAACCTAAAATCATATTGCCAACTATTACCTCGTTTTGTTACTTTCATGATGTAGTTTCCTCCTCATAAAGAAATAAGGTAGGCTAGGCTACCTTATTGTGATGTTTTTTCTTTATCTAAAGTAACTGAATATATATGATGAATTATAAAGTCCTGATTTTCTTTTAATTCAACCTCAAATTCTTTAACTCCAATGTCTTCAGCTTCTTCACCTGATAAAAAGTATGATTTATCGGTAAAATTGTAAGTTAAAATATTTATGGTTCCACCATATTCACGTGGATAGGTAAGATGAACTTTATATTTACCTGGTTCAATATCTTTACCAACTATCCACATACCAGCAGATAATTTATTCATTTTTTTATTTTCTACTTGTTTAAATGTGGTTATCACTGTATTATCTAAACTTATTTTATCTCCCTTAAATAAATAAGTAGTTACAGAAGGTACTGTAGGTTTATTTTTAGTTCCATACTTATTTCCAAATTCTTCATTAAGTGATCTATAATTAGATTTTCCTTTAATAGCTATATATCCTTTATTATCTTTTGATTTAATTTCATAATGTCCTGGTTTAATGTCTTTACCAACCTCGTAATAACCGTCTTTTAGAGTAATTGTTTTAAAATTATCCAGCTTTATATTATAAAAAATCATCATTAAGATAAAACATATTAGGCCAACAATAAAAGTTATAATTGAAAATATTAAAAAAGGTTTATATCTTTTCTGTTTTATGCCTTTAACAAAAGTTATAGTTATGAAAGTAATAAATATAATAGATATTATTAACCATAAAATTGTAAATAAATTTGTTAACATAGTTGTCACTTCCTAGATGTTAATAAGTAAACAAGTTTCCTTAAGTATCTATTTGATTAAAATTCAATCTTTTGATTTGAAATATATTGAGAAAAGATAAATTAGAATATTTAATAGAGTAGAAATAAAGGTTTAGAAAAATAAAAGTAGTTGGAAGTTTGAAAAACTCACTTAATTTAAGAAGGGTAGTGCAATTATGTGTAATAACTGCATTTTCAATTTGATTTAAAGGGATTAATGAAGTTACTTTATTGCTTTGTGAATAATAAGATTCAGATGTTTCTCTAATATAAGATGAAGATGATAAGCGTTCATTAATATATAAATCATTACCTGAGATTAAACATTCTAATTTATTAGGCATCTCTATATATTTAATATTAATATCATCAATCAGCTCCTTATATTGATGCATAATTCTCACTCCTTATTTAGTTTTAGAAATTGTATATTGATTTTATATATATAACATCAACTCCTATATGAAAATTTAAATTATGCATAATTTTATATAAAAAAGAGAACGCACTTATACTAATGGTTAATTTATTAGTAAGTTAGCGTTCTCTTTATTTATCGCTATTTCTTTTGCTTTTTATGTATTCAATGAAATTTATGATTTCTCTCATTTCATCTTCAGTAACATCAGGTGTAATATGTGCAGCAATTTGATTTTTGGATACTACAAAATTTTCTTCTGTTAATTCTGATTTTGGAACGTTAAAATAATCTGCTAATGTTTGTATTCTTTTAATTCTAGGATACTTTACTTCTTTAATCCAATTGGAAATTGTTGGTTGAGTAACTCCAATAGCTTCTGCTAACTCTTTTTGGTCCACATTTTTATTTCTCATTAATCGTTGAAGATTTTCAGAAAAAATTTTTCTAGCACTTTTAGTACCCATAGTCAAACTCCTTAATATTACTTAATGTAATATTAAGTTATCATATGTTATTAATTGTGACAACACTTTTGTTAACATTTTGATAAAATAAATTACATTTTGAGTTGACAACTATATAAAAGTAATATAAAGTTATATTCGACAAAAGGAGGTGGTTAATATGCTAGAACAATTAACAATAAAAAAATGGAGGGTTATGAATGACATGCTTCAACAGGACGTAGCTGATAAGTTAGGAGTAACAAGAAAAACTGTTGGAGAGTGGGAAAAAGAGGGCGCTAACATTAGTAATGTAACTGTCTATGCTCTAGCTAAATTGTTTAATATAGAGATTGACCAAATTAAAGTCTAAATTTTTTGTTATATATATTACTTTATATAACATTTAAGGAGGTGTGATTAGAAATGATTGAGTTATTAAATCTAGATGTTTTGAATAATATCATTGATTCAAGAATTTTGATGAATTCACCACAAAATAAAGAAGATGAATTAACTGCCTGGTGGGATATTGAAGATTTAAAACGAGAATGTAAAAAAGGGAATCAATGGTGTATTGATATGCTTAATTATCCACCATTTAAAAATGAATTAACTAAGTTGAAAATTGTTTACTATCCCAAACATAATCGTGAAGGTTATTCAATGGTAGCAAAGCAAATGAAGCAATGGTTAATTGAAAATCACTCCATTATTAGAGAATCAGCTAGTATTTTTAGAACATCTTAAGGAGGTGACAACACTATGGATAAGTCGTTTTTAGCATTTATTATCGCTGATTTTATTTTTATCACTATGTCTATTCTATTAGGACTATTAGGCGTGTATTTTACAACTGCAATTGGTTGGGGTGCATTAATAGCAATTATTGCATTCCTATTTTATGACTTATACTTTTTTTGAAAAGTAATAAAGACCATTAAGCACGGCAATGCTTAACAGTCTATAAAAACTAAAAACCAACTAAATTATAACAACAATGGAGGAACACAACAATGAATATTGAAGAATTTATATACAGTATTAATAAAATCAAAGAAATGTTATTTGAAAAAAATACAGAACATAGAAACGAAAATAAATAGTATGTATATTCAATTATTTCCACACCAAGAAAGAGCATTAGAACAAACTGAACAATTTAACAATGTTGCATACTATCTTGATATGGGTTTAGGTAAAACATTTGTTGGATCTGAAAAGCTATGGGAATTAAATTCGCCATATAATTTAGTGATTTGCCAAAAATCTAAACTAGAGGATTGGTATCAACATTTTAAAGAATATTATTCAGATGATTATAAAGTGATTTTATTTGATAGAGAAAAGCTCGAGTATATAGAAGAAAATTCAATTTTAATTATTAACTATGAAAAAGCAATCGTGAGACCTGAACTCAAAAAGATACGTAATTTCACATTACTTTTAGATGAGTCTCAATATATTAAAAATCCTAAATCACAACGCACTAAATTAATTATGAATGAACTAAAACCAAGTAACGTTATTCTTTTAAGTGGTACACCGATTGATGGTAAATATGAAGAATTACTTACTCAAATTAATTTATTAGGTTGGAAGATAAAAGAGAAGATGTTTCTATCTCACTATACATATAGAGAGTGGGACGAAAAAGAAATGAAATATAAAATTGTTGGTTACAAAAATATAGATAGACTAAAACGAAAACTTAGAAATTATGGTTGTGTATTTATGAAAACTGAAGAAGTTTTTGATTTACCAAAACAAACTAACATTTTCTTAAAGCCTAAAAAGACTAAAGAATATGATGAATTTATTAGAGAGGGCATTGTTCAATTAAAAGATAGAAAACTTATCGCAGAAACAGCGTCAGTAGGAACTATGAACGCTAGATTATTATGTACGGCATTTAACCAAAATAAGTTATCAATGTTGAAAGATTTATTAGAAAGCACTGAAGATAGGTTGATTATTTTCTATCAATACAATTTAGAAAAAGAAGCTATTGAAAACGTAGTTAAAGAGTTAAACAAACCAATATCTTATATTAATGGTGATTTAGTTGATAAAAATGCCTATGAGAATAAAAAGAGCAGCATAACGTTAGTCCAATATCAAAGTGGTAGTTTTGGACATAATTTACAAAAAGCCAACAAAATAATCTTTTTCGGATTACCAAATAGAGTATCTTTCTTTGAACAAAGTCGAAAAAGAACACATAGGATTGGACAAGAGAGACCGTGTTTTTATTATTATATGCTAACACTAGGCACATATGAATGGAAGAATTATCAAACTTTAGTAGACGGTAAAGATTACAACGATGAACTATTTAAGGAGGAATGAGAATGATTGAAAATCTTAATTTAAGATATACCGAAGATATTTTAAATAATACGAATTGGATTAATAAAGATGGTGAAATTTTAGATCCTATCTCAATGGACGAAGGACACATACAAAATACATTGCGTCTTTTATATAGAAACCGTGATCAACTTTGGTTAGGTTGTAGAGATTTTACATTAATAGATGTATATCTAAATGGTGAAGACTTCTTTCAAAAAGTTATACGCAAATCTACTTTATGGAAATCATTAATTAAAGCATTAAATAAACCTTCTACATCATTTAACTTTGATTATGAAGGTGGTTCCATTGACTAAAACATATAAGAATGAAGCAGCGTTTCAAAATGATGTCATGCAATTTTTAAAGCATAATCCTAATGCGTTTGCAGTTAAATATTGGGCAGGTAATAAGTTTACAGTAAATGGTATTCCTGATGTACTGGCTTGTATTAATGGTGTATTTCATGGCATAGAACTTAAAACAAATACTGGTGTTGTGAGAGGTATTCAAAAAGAGAGAATGAAACAAATCAAGTTAGCAGGTGGAGAAGCTTATGTTTTACGTCCGAAAGATTTTGAAGAATGGAAAAGGACGTGGTTTTAATGCAATTCAGTTATTCAAGAGTTGATTTGTTTAAACGTTGTCCATATCACTTCAAATTACGGTATATAGATAGGCTTACAGAATTACCAAACTATGAAGCTAATAGTCCACTTATTGTTGGTCATGCACTACACACTGGAATTGAAAAAGGTAAAAAAGCCATGCTGAAAGAGTTTTATAACGCTTTTCCACTAGTGACTAATGATGTGATTAATGAAGCCATTAAGTTAGAACATAATTTAGAAAAAGCTAAAGAATGGTTAAGTGATTTTAATAACAGCTTTAGCTTCACTGGTGGTTATGTATTTATACATGAGTATGAAATAAATAAACCTGAATTTATTGGTTTTGTCGATTTAATCGTAAAAAGAAAAGGTACGAATGATATTGCAATCATTGACTTTAAATACAGTAATGCGATTGAAAAATATAAAGAATCACCTCAATTACAAATATATAAGTACTATCTTGAACAAGAGGGATATAACGTTATAGCAATGGGCTATTTATTCTTACCTAAAACAAGCATTAGACAAAAGAAAGATGAAGACTTAATACAATTTAGAAAAAGATTAAATGTAACTATGAGAAAGCTTAAAACTACATGTTTAAAAATAGAGCCTCAAGAAATGGAAATTATCTACTTCTTAAATGAATGTAAAGAAATTAAAGAAAGCTATTCAAGAAAAAACTTTTAACTGGATTAAAAACCCTAACGATGAATGTTTTGCATGTAATCCTAGATTTGCACCAGAGTATTTAGAACAACTAAGAGATGATAAAGGAGAATTAATAATGACATTACCTAAAAATATAAGACGAGAAAAGAAAATTGATGAACGACCTGACTTTTGGATATACGGAGATTCATATGTAGGAAAGTCAACATTTGTAGATAAATTTGACGATTTGCTATTTTTAAACACTGACGGAAACACAGATAATACTACATCGCCAGTTATCAATATCAAAGATGAAGTAGTAAAAGAGGGACGCATTACCAAACGTACATTTGCATGGGAACAATTTTTAAATGTAGTAAGTGAACTTGAAACAGATAAAGATAGTGGTTTTAAAGCAATAGCTATTGATTTATTTGAAGATTTAAGAGAACACTGTCGTATTTATGTATTCGATAAGAACGGGTGGGAACACGAGTCTGACGGTGGATATGGTAAAGGTTGGGCAATGGTTAAAACAGAATTTAACAATGCTATCAAACGACTTAAAAATTTAGGTTACCAAATTATTTATATCAGTAAAGAAGTTAAATCAGAAACAACTCTAAAAGGTGGGGCAGTACGTACAAACTTTATACCTAATATTGATGATAAAACTGCTAACTTTACAACAGGCACAGTAGACTTAACAATTCGTGCATTTATGAATAGTGACGGTGTAAGACTACTTCAACTATCTAAACAACGCAATGTGTTCGGTGGTGGTCGATTTAACTTCTTAAATGATACATGTGAATTAAGTAAAGATGAATTTATTCAAGAATTAATAAATGCTCAAAAAGCATCACATGCAAAAATCACTGCTAAAATTAAACCAATAAAAGAAGAAATTAAAGAAGATAAATCAGTAAAACAAACTGTTAAAGAAGAAACTAAAGGTACTGAAGAAGTACCACCAGGCGAAACAATTACCGATAAAGAAGAAGTGATTGAAGAGCTAAAAGAAAAACAAGAAAAAGAAAATCATCAACTAAAGAAGCAGTAGAAGAAGCTAAAGCTGAAGAAAAAGAAGAAACATTAGATGAAAAACCAAAACGTACTCGTAGAAGTAGACGTAAAAAAACTGAATAATAAATCGGAGTGATTGAAATGAAAAAGGAATTAAACACAACTGAACAACATTTTGCAACAACTAGAAGTGAAGCAGAACGCATTGTTGAACAAGCAAGAGATGAAGAAAAAAGCAACTTAACATCACAAAAAATTGATAGTAAAACCAACAAATACGGTGAGTATTTTGTAGTTACACTCAAATTTACTTACAACACACCTAAAGACATTATGGCTTACGAATAATATTTATACAAAATCAACAAGAATAACAACTAGTAAAGGAATGAATTAACTATGACTGAAACAATTAACTGGGATAAATTTGATAAACAAGTAGATAGTGAAGAAATTAAAAGTGCAGTGGAAGATGCTAAAAAGAATGATTTTCCTGATATTCCTGATGGCGAATATGAAGTAGCTTTAGAAGATATGGTACTTAAAACAAGTAAAAATGGCGATCCAATGTTAACAATTACATTTGTAATTTTAGAAGGGGAATTCGCAGATAATAAGATTTGGTATAACGGTGTAATGCAACCAAAGAATGAAAAGGCAATCGGTTTCCAAGTACATAAAAACAATGTGTTTTTACGTAGCTTACTCGATTTAGCTGAAGACGATGAGAGTAGAGTATTCTTTAAAGGCTTCAAACAATACAATGATTTGGTACTAGATTTAGCTGAAGAACTTGTCGAAGCAGAATTTGCACTAGAAATTACTACAGATAAAAAAGGATATCAACAATATAAAATAACTGAAGTTTTTGACGTAGAGTAATCAAAATGAAATAGCCCGATTGACGTCGGGCTTTCTCTATAAAAGGAGCGTGATTACAATACTATTTTATGATTTTGAAGTATTTAAATACGATTGGTTAGTTGTGATTATTGATTCAGAAACTAAAGAAACACATGTGATTATTAACGATAAAGAAGAATTAGAACAGTTTTATAAAATTCATAAAGGCGATTTTTGGATTGGTTACAATAGTAGGGATTATGACCAATGGATATTAAAAGGTATATTATCCGGTTTTAATCCTAAAGAAATAAACGATTTTATAATTGTACAAAAGAAAAAAGGTTGGGAATTCTCACGACTGTTACACAAAATTAAATTGCTAAATTATGATGTTCAAACTAGTTTTCATTCCCTTAAACAATTAGAGGGTTTTATGGGCAATGATATTAGAGAAACTAGTGTTGACTTTAATACTAGAAAGAAACTTACGCATGAACAGTTAAAAGAAGTTATTAAATATTGTAAACACGATGTAGAGCAAACTATTCAAGTTTTTATGAAACGTTTTGAGGAATTCCAATCACATATTGCTTTAATACAAACTTTTGATTTACCGATGAAAAATATTAGTAAAACAAAAGCGCAATTAAGTGCAATGATACTAGATGCTAAACAACCAAAAGTGAAACGTGATGATGAAATGGAATTCTCAATTCCTAATAACTTGAAAATAAATAAGTATAGAGAAGTCGTTACATTTTATGAAACCACTAGAGATTATGATAAATCACTAAAAACAACTATTGCTGGAGTGCCACATGAATTTGCTTGGGGAGGTTTACATGGTGCAAGAAAAAATTACTTTGCAAAAGGTTATTTTTTAAATGTCGATGTAGCTTCATATTATCCTGCTTTAATGATTGAATACGACTACTTGAGTAGAAATGTACCTAATAAGAAAAAATACCGTCAAATACGAGATAAACGCCTAGAATTGAAAGCTAAAAAAGATAAAAGACAAGCACCTTTTAAAATCGTACTTAATAGTACTTATGGAGCGATGAAAGATAAATATAACGGGTTATATGATCCTAGACAAGCGAATAACGTTTGTATCGCAGGTATGCTATTGCTATTAGATTTAATAGAAAAATTAGAGGCACACTGTGAAATTATTCAAAGTAATACAGACGGTATTTTAATTAAAATGAGTAGTTTAAATGATTTTGAATTAATTGATGATATTTGTTTTGAGTGGGAAGAACGCACACACATGGAACTTGAATTCGACCATTTTACACATGTTATTCAGAAAGATGTAAATAACTATATTTTGGTTAACGATAGAAAGAATATTTATAAATCAAAAGGAACTTATGTTAAGAAACTAAATGACCTAGACAATGATTTACCAATAGTTAATAAAGCAGTTGTGAATTACTTTATTAAAAACATACCCGTTGAGAAAACTATTCGTGAATGTGATGAACTTATTCAATTTCAAAAGATAGTTAAAGTGAGTGGGAAATACAAACACGCTTTGTATGGTCATAAAGTGATGAATGAAAGAGTATTTAGAGTGTTTGCTTCTAAAGATAGCAGCGATAAAGCATTGATGAAAGTTAAAAATGATAAACCTGAGAAGATTGGTTATACACCTAATAAATGTTTTATTAATAACAAAAATATTGCTCAGAAAAAAACACCCCCTCATTTAGATAAAGAATGGTATATTGCAATTGCTAAGAAGCGTATTAATGACTTCAAAGGTGAACATACAAAACAACTTGAATTTAAGATGTAAAGAGGTTTTGTGAATGAAAAAAATAAAAGTACTTATAAATCGTGAAGGTTTAGATAAATATTTATTAGCACATAATATGACACTGTTAGATTTGGCTAATGCTATTTATATTGATCGTACGTACATGTATAGATTAGCAAATGGTAAATGTTATGTATCAGGACGGATAAGAGAATTAATTATGAGACATTTAAATACTGAATTTGAGGATATTTTTATAACTAAAGAAATTACTTATGTAGACAGAAGATTTAAAATACCTGAATTACACATAAGTAAAAGTGAACTAAATCAATTGTTGGATAGTCAAAGTAAAGAAATAACTATAGGTAATGAAAAAGTCATGATAAAGATTATAGACTAATAAAAAATTAAAATAAAAAGGGTGTTATATATGAACGATAAAGTAAATCAACCTAAACATTATCAATTTGGAAAATTTAATGCGCATACCATTATTGAGACAG